GATCTCGACCGTTTCGGCGCTGATCGAAAGTCCGCGCGCGCGAAGTCCGGCCACCGTCGTAAAGACGCCCGCGCCAGTCGTATCGACCTTCAGCAGAAGGTCCTTGCCTTTTTGTGCTGTCATAAGAGGAGATTCTTTCGTTTTGTGCGCATTTTTGATTGCGCCTTGCGACTCCGCTGCGCGGAGCCGGCCGCAAGGCGCGGGGCTGCTGCTTCTTTCTTCGTTGTGCCGAGATTCGCGGTCCGCGAGCCGGTCGCCGTGCACGGGCTCTTTTTATTTGCGCGTTGCGACTCCCCTATGGGGAGCCGGCCGCAAGGCGCGGGATTTCTGCGTCGTTCTTCGTTGCGGGTTGTGGGTGACGTCGCGCAGGCGGCCATTCCCTCTCCCCGTTCTTTACGGGGAGAGGGTCAGGGTGAGGGGCGGCCGCATTTCAAATATTCTGCGCCTCGCCCACCGTCCCCACCTCTGGCGTCATCCCGGCGAAGGCCGGGATCCAGACAAGTCTGCGGCTGTGCGAACTTTGCGACAGATCAAATTCCGTCCACTTCCGTCACGGCGCGGAAGCGGGCGATGCCGTGGAACGTTTCGCCGTCGTTGTCACGGCGTGCTTCCGAATATTCGTGGCGAAGATTGACGAGGTGATGCCCCGAAAGCGGCAAATCCTGATCGTGGAGCGCCGCGCGCACCGCCGCGATCACGGCTTGCGCTTCCTTGCGTCCCCGGGCGCGCGACCAGACGTGCAGCGTTATCAGATGCTCGTAACCCTTCTCGCTGCCTGTCGACCAATCACGCTCCGTCGATGACCCGAACGTCACGAACGGAAATTGCACACGAGCCGGCGCGTCGTCGTAGATGCGCGGGCCGCCAAGAGCCGCCACGGTCGCCGCATCGTTCGTCAGCTTTTCGAAGATGGCTTTTTGCAAGGCGAAGGCCGCGCTCGACATCATCAACCTCGCTCCGATGACGTATCAGTCGCAAGCCGTACCCGATCTGCCAGCTCCGCCGTCCCGCGCACGCCCTCCCTTTGCTGCTCCCGCTTGGAGATCGCTTCGCGCACCAGCACCAGGGCACGTAGACGCGCCGATGAGCCAATACCGCTGATACCTACGTTGACGTTCATAGATCACGCTCCTCGACAGGACACTTCAACCAGGCTCCGCGATCCTCGACGTCGATGGCGCCGAGAATATCGAATATGCGATTGCCGAAACGGATGCGCATGTCGGGTTGCACGCCGCTACGGTAGCGTATCCAGATGTCGTGCGTTGCCGTCCCAGCGACGCGATCGCACGCGAAGTCTTCATCGACGCTGCGCGACCAGATCGCCGCCCAGACTTCCGCGATGCTCTGCCACTCGGTCGTCGATCCGCCGGCGCCGTCGCCCGTTCGCTCGCCGCGCTCGATGACGATGCGATGGCGGAGGTCGCCAATTCTGATGGGCGCTTTCATAGTCTGATCGTCCGAAAAGGATTGATGAGATCGCTCACTGCGTCCGGAATGCGCGCACCGTCGTGGCCGATTTCATGTGGATCGCGGTGCTCGTACCAATGCGCCGTCAACATCAGGATGGCGCGCTTGAGCGGCGCCGGGACGCTATCGGCGGCGTCTCCAAAGCCGGCGGTCAGTTCGATTTCGATGCCGTTCGCCGCAAGCCCCGGTAGCGGCGGCGCGCAGTTGTTCCAAACGAGACGCGGTGGCCGCGATGCAAGATCGATGAGGTAGCTCTGCTCGGGTATGACGGTTGCGTCGCCGTTCGCATTTTTAACCCGCACCTCACCGACGGAACGCAGCGGCGCGAGCGGCAGATCGACGTGGCCGGTAATCGGCCAGCGATCGCGCAACAGCGTCCACGATTGCGTAATGAGCGCCAGAGACAACGCCGTCTCGATATGCAGGCGCGACGTGAGAACGAGACTGGCGATCAGCGCATCCTCGGCGTCGGTGTCGATGCGGAGATGCGCCTTGGCATCATCAACCGTCACCGGCTCCGCCGCTGGCGGGTTCGTCATCACGAGAGGCATTGCATGTCCTTATTGATGGCACCTTGCGACTCCGCTGCGCGGAGCCGGCCGCGAGGCGCGGCTTTGTCGCGCGAACAGAGCAACATCAAATGCGCTCGGCGGCCGGCTCGCGGAACGCGAGTCGCCGAGCGCAAACAAAAATGCGGGGCCACCGAGGGCCGATGGCCCCGCACGTTTCCGCGCAGGCGGGAGGGAAACCCGCGCGAAAGTTTTTGATTGCGCCCGGCGACTCCCCTGCGGGGAGCCGGCCGCCGGGCGCGGGATGGTTTGAAACGTCATCCTGGCGAAGGCCGGGATCCGTCCAAGCTGCTGTCTTTGCGATATCGATCAGTTTGGACGGATGCCCGCCTGCGCGCGCATGACGATAAGAAAAAATCTCCATGGCCGCGCTTGACCCGGCCATCCAGAACCGCTCGGCGGTATCCCAGCCTGTTGCCCTGGATGGCCGCCTCGGAGGGCGGCCATGACGTGGGGTGGGAGTGCTACTCCGCGAACTTCAGCAGCTTGATCGCGTCGAAATCCTGAACGCCGCCACCGACGCGCTTCGTCGTGTAAAAAAGCACGTACGGCTTGGCGCTGTAGGGATCGCGCAGCACGCGAATGCCCGCGCGATCGACGATCAGATAGCCGCGCGAAAAATCGCCGAAGGCGATCGCCGTCGCATTGGCTGCGATGTCCGGCATGTCCTCGCTTTCGGCGACGGGGTAGCCCATCAGCGATGGCCATTCGCCCGGCGCATTCGCGGGCTGCCACAAATAATTGCCATCGCCGTCCTTCAGCTTGCGCACGGCGGCGACCGTGGCGCGGCTCATCATGAAGGTGCCATTGGCGCGGTACGGCGCTTTCGCGGCGTAGACGAGATCGAGGATCGCGTCGCCCGGAGCCGTCGAGGGGAACGCGCCCGCCGCGCCCGTCGTGACGAAACCGATCTTGCCCCACGCCCACGAGGCGTTGGCAACGGTATCGTAGCTGAGAAAGCCCTTCGGCTTGTTACTGCCATCACCCGAGACGAACGCGGTGCCTTCCTGTTCGGCGAAGGCGATGCGGACTTCTTCCGCTAGCCACTCGTCGATGTTGACGATCGTGTCGTCGAGCAGCGCCTGCGATGCCGCGGGCATCGCATAGAGTTCCATCGTCGGGAACTGGAGATTGGCAAGCGTCGGCGTATCCGTCTGCGTTCGCGACGCCGTTTCCGCGACCCATCCGGTGCCGATGCCCGTGGTCGAGAACGGACGATTGTAGACCGAGCCCGACACCTGGCGAATGCCGGAGATGGCGCGCATCGGCGAGATGGCTTTCAGCGCGCTGTTGACAGCGGCTTCCGTTTCGGCGGGCACGAGATAACCGCCGTCGGCGTTCGAACCGGCGGACAAGGCTTTGTCTTCGATGCGTGCGAGACGCGAGGCGTCGCCGCGACGAACGTAGCCATCGAACGCGGACTTGTGCGCGAGGGACGTTGCCGTCATCGCCCCGCCTGCAAGATGCGGACGCACCGATTTGAGCGCCAGCCCGTCAGCGACGCGCTTGGTCGACTCCAATGTTTCTTCAATGCGCGCCAGCTTCTCGGCAACGAGCGCATCGGATGCGCCGCGCTGTTCGATCTCGGCCAATCGTTGATCGTTCGTTTCCTTGAAGGTTTCGAACGCTTCAAGAAATTCTTCGAAGGCGCGCGCGGTTTCCCCGCCCGCCCCCTTCGTTTCGAGGGAGGTCGTGTCTGTCATGTCGTTGTCCTGTTTGGGTTGCGAATTCCCTCCCCCCATTCTCTGCACCTGAATGGGGAGAGGGAGATTACATTGCCTGCATTAGCCGGTCCCAATTTGTCATCCCGGCCGTAGCGAAGCGGAGAGCCGGGACCCAGGATCACGGGCAAAGGCCGTTGCCCTGGGTCCCGGATCTCGCCGAATGGCTCGCCCGGGATGACAAGAAAGAGGTGGCCTGAGTTACGATGAAATCAGCCGCGCGGCTTCGCGAAAACGGGAAGCCAGCGCGGCGGCGTCGTCGAAGGTCCGGCCCGCATCCCGCAAAGCCTTGAGACCGTGGAAGCCCGAGCGGAGCACCGCCCGCGCCTCCATCCGCGTCAGCCCAGCGTCCCGCGTGAGCCAACGCTCGAATTCCCGTTCCGTCGGCGCGGCGATTGCGAACGGCCGCACCTTCACGCTTTCGACCCGCGCACCCGGCAGCATCGGAAACGTGACGATGGAAATTTCCCAGAGATCGACTTTCTCCAAGCGGCGGACGCCCGTCGCCGCATCGCGCCGCGCTTTCACCGCTTTGAAGCCGATCGACAGTCCGTCGAGCGCACCGGCACGCATCAGCGCCAGAACTTCGCGCGCTTTTGCGACCGCCGTCATCAAGCGCCCCCGGACGTAAAGCCCGCGCGCGTCCTCGCGGATTTCATCCCAGACGCCGATCGGCTCTGCCGGATCGTGCTGGAACAGCATCCTGATGCGTTGAGCGCCACGGCTCGCGAGACTTTCGCGAAATGCACCCGGCACGATGACGTCGTGCCCCAGATCCTCGCGATTGAAGAGGCTCGCGTAGCCTTCGAACACGCCGTCGTCGAGCGACTTCGCCTCGAACGGCAGCGCCCGGCTCCGTTTCGACAACGAGGCAGGCAGCAGAAAGGGTTCGGTCGCGTGCATGGGCGCTCCGTAAAGATGCTTGCAATATTTGAATTCAATGCGACGGGCGGTGCCGTCGGTCTTGTACGGCGGTTATGTTTCAGCCCATCGGATGTCGATTTTTCCGCCGCTGCGCGCTTCTCATCATCGGTGAGGAAGCTCGTGCTTTCATGCGCCGAGCTGCCGGCTCGACGAAGGAGAGTCGCTCGGCGCAACTAAAGGAGTGGCGCTTCCAAGGCCGCAATCATCCGTTCGCCAGATCGCGAATTTTCTGAAAGAAGCTGAGAGCATGTTCGTCGTGAATGCCGTAGCTTGGAGCGCCGCTCTGCCAGATTTTCTTCAACTCTGCGACACTCGGGTTTCGAGCAAGAAGGTCCGTGAGAAATGTCTTCACCACGACTTGCTCATTCTTTCCGCATAGGCGGAGTGATCGA